AGAGTCTGCATTCTAGTAACAAACTCCTGGTGTGCTCTCTTGTCACTAGCGTTAGCTTTCTCTGTATTACTGATAATTGGTAACATGTCGTCCATGTTAGCGAATATCTTCTTCTCAATAACTTCCCTTATTTTATTGTAACTACCCCATGGTGGATTCTTTCCTTTATTAGATACTTGATATTTCAAGCAGTATCTTACAACTTCATGTCTAAAATCCTTTTTATTAGTTACATTAGCTGGTGTTTCTATCTCTTCCAGGTACTTCTCTAAGTCCTGAGGAGTCATAGACAAACCTGTCATCTCATCCCTATAATCATTCTCATTTAACACGTGATCAGCGTATATTATGTACTTATCAAATATGTTCTGACCATAGTCTTGATATGACTCTATGTAGCTCTTCTTAACATCCTTATCAAATGTCTTGTGAAACTCCTTATAAAGTACATCAATTAATTCTAAGTACAGTAATTCGTCTTCCTTAGCTAAATGTTCTTCCTTAATACGCTTTGATAATATCATAAGCAAGTGTAGAGGGTTAGCACTTACTTCGTCCTGACTATAATTAAATGTCTGAGCTAATATCTTAAATGCGAATCGTGTACTGATACCACTAAATCCTTCATCTGCATTAGCCTCGTGAGCTTCAACATGGTATTCAGGTACATTTTTAGCATCTGGATTAGTATGTTTTAAATTCTCTCCATTATAAATCTTCATCTTAACAGTAGGCTGGCTATGTTTAGACTTAAACAATCGACTCATAACTGAGAACTGTGCCATTGTTTCTAGCGTCTTAGGAGCTACTGGAGCTGTTCCTAAGCTACTTTCTTTGAGCATTTTTTCGTAGATTTTAGTTTCCTCTGAGTATCTAAGGCAGTAAGGAACTCTAACGATAAATATTCTATCAATGAGTGCCTCATTCCGTTTGTCATTACGGAACTTCTGCCATTCGCTCTCATTACTATGGGCGATAATAATACCTTCAAACGGTATGGCGGAAATTGACTCAGTTCCTTTATAAAATCCTGACTGAGTTGCTTCGAGGAGCGGATTAAGTGATTTAATTGGTGATTTGAACATTTCCGCAAATTCTGTAATACCTCTATTGCCGAGACACAATCCTCCAGAGAAGCTATAGGCGTCAGGGTCGTTTTGTGCATAGCTCTCTATCTCTCTAATGTTAAGTTTACCAACTAATGATGAAATATCTTGATTATTTTCATCGCCAGGTTCAATATGACTAATAGCTAACTGGTGAGCCTCACTAGGGTATACTTTAACAACTGTGAATTTAGTTAAATCCCCAGCAACTTCAGTAATACGCTTAGTCAACCATGGGCTAGGTATAACTCCGAAATAACGTTCTGGAATACCTAGTTCTTCTGCATCTTCCTTAGTGAATAAGGATAATGGGTTATCATTAATAGGGCTTATTTGATTAACTTCATCCTCTAATAGTATAGTTTTACCGTCCTTATCTTTACCATATACAGCTTCTTTATGGAATTTAAGGGCGTAGAAAGGCACTGACTCCATTAGCCTCTTAATAATAGACACAATTGATGATTTACTACTACCAACAGGCCCTAAAAGATATAGAATCTGCTTACGCTCTTCAAGGCCTTGAGCGGCGTGTCTTACAAATCCTGCAATATCCTTAATTGTATGTTCTAATCCAAATATCTTATTGAAACTAGGATAAGTTGGAACTGTTTCGTTACTGAATATACGGCTTAATCTGTCATCCTTTCTTGTATCCAACATCTCAACTTGTCCAATAGCTGCCAACAAACGTTCTGCTGGTGTAGCAAATGCAAGTTTATCAGTCTTACACAGATCTAAATACTCTTGTAATGACATCTCATTCTCAATTGTAGATGTAAGACGCTTACCTGCTTTAGCTAATATACTCATTTAGTAGCTCCAATTACAACATATCGTGGCTTGATGGCTTATTTTCTTTTGGCTCGGAAATACGCTTAGCAATTATATTTACAATCCATGGTGGCAATTCTTCCAGTTGCGTAGGCGTAATTTCCTCTACATCAAAATAAATCTTAGGACTGGTTACCAAGGGCTTAACTGAACCTTTAAGAACCTTAGGTAGTGGGGATACAGCTCCTACAGATTGTTTGCTTTTATCCTTTTCTTGAGGCTTAATTTCTAATAATACCGGCTTGCCTAATTGAGCTTCGAAGTCTAAACCATCATTCTGCATATCCACACCAAACGCTTTTCCTACTAACACAAGTCCAGATTTAGGGCCGGAAGCTGAATTATTTATAGTCTTACTTACAGTAAGGGGTGCTCCATTTGGTAATAGCTCGTCCTGTAATTCAAACTGTAAAAGTATTTGATCTTTTAACGACTCTTCATTATTATAGGTATTACGTTGTACTCCTAGATGTATTACGCCTGATAGTAAGGCTATATGATTACCTAAAGGTAGAGATATACCTTCCTCCTGCTTAATCTTCTTTGCAATAGCCATTATTTTGATCCTCTTAATTTACCATATGGAATTAGTGTTCTAAACTTACCATCTACATTGAACTTTAGACCGTGAAGCTCTTTAACTGACTTGGTTAATAGGTGAAAAGTTCGACCAGGAACTTCATGGTCGTGTTCAAGCCTATTAACCCTAACCTGTGCTGAGTTTAAATCCGCATACACATCTAATATTCTAGACACATCTCCTTCATATTCTAATACTATAAAAACTTTCATACAATACCTCTAGTGAGTCTGTGCCCAGTTACTGCCTTCTTGACTGTTTCCCTTCATTGGCGCTGGGAACTTAAAATACTCCCCAGCCTGCTTAATACTATTTTCTAATATATCTTTAACTATAGCACAGTTAATTGATTTGTCAACCTCTAATTGCCACTCATCATGAACATTTAATACAAATTCGTAATCTTTACCTGGTAAAAACTGTTTTTGTAGCTCAGTATCTGCAATATATAGAGCTTTTTTCATTAAAAGCGCTCCTGCACTCTGCAATACTGTATTAAGCTCTGCGTGTTCCGATCTCATAAACAATTTACGACCGTCCAATCCTTTAATGAATCCTACTTCTTGTACTCTTTTATGTATTTCATTCTTTAGTTGTGTTAATTCTGGAATTCTATCACCGAACCTCTTTAAACATTCCTTACCTGCTACCCAGCATTCCCAGTAAGCACTAGATTTATCTGATCCTTGCTCTTTAGCCCACTGAGCCATTCCAGCCGCATTCTTTCTAAAGTCTACCACATAATCTTCAAAATTCACACCATTTTCTAGCAATATTTTACCAACCTTAGCATTTTTAGCTCCATATAGCCAAGCATAGAACACTGTTTTGGCTGCTTCTCGTTCAATACCCATAGCTTCTGCGTTAATACTGTGAGGATCCGTTTTAGTTTCTTTAGTTCCTTGTAAAAGAGAAGTTAAGAACCTGCCACCATCCAGTTGTGTAAGGTACCCTGCCAAGCATCTCATCTCTAATGCATCTGCGTCGACACCAATCATTGTTCTGTGTTCGGGAACAGTGAACAGTTCTCTACATTCAGCACCGTATAAGCTTTCACTGCTAGGAACCTGTGCTAAGTTGGGGCTAAAGTGACTCATACGTCCTGTAGTAGTACCATTCTGCATAATACCACCCCTAATACGTCCATCCTTGCCAATCTTATTCAGCCACGCCTGTTTACCTGTCTCTAACTGAGATATCCGCTTGGTTATGGTTAGATACTCTTTTAACGGCAATAATTCCTTAAATGGAAGAGCATCTATAATATCCTCATTCATTTTAACGTTACCAGCTTCCGTGAACTCCTCAGGATTCCAGTTAAACTGCTGCTTTAATCTAGAAACTATCTGAACACGGCTGCCAGGATTAAATTCTTCTAATGCTATTTTTGTGATCTTTGAACCAGCCCTATATCCACGCTTTCTGTCGTCACGTTTTGGAGTAAATTCACCTTTACTAATGAACCTGGGTTTGAATATCTCTTGAAGCTTCCAACGACTGTCAACTAGTGAAGACGTAAGTTTATCAAGAAGCTTGTGTCCTTTTTCCACATCAAATAGTACCCCATATGCTTGTTGACGTGCTAAAATTGGAGATATTGAGTATTCTAATTCAATTGCTTCAGTAGTTAGTAATTTATTGGTAATTTGTGACATTAGAAACTGAAATAGTCCTTTTGTAGTATACGTGTCCTTAATACAATAAGATCCCATATCATCATTATAAGTTTCCCAGCCTCCGTCATAATCTCCCTTATACTGGCAGATTCTTTGACCCCACGCTCTTAAACTATGTGATCCTGTATCTCTTTTACTAAATATTTTACCAGTCCATGAATGTGCCGATTTAGGATCTTCATTCTTTAAATCTGAGAACAAAAGTTGAGCCAATATAAAAGTGTCATGTATTTTCTGTCCTTTATGTGGCTTCCAATTACATAACTTTTCTATTACCTTTAAATCATAATTAAATATGTTGTGGCCAATTAACTCTACATCAGGACTATCAATTAGTTTAATGAACTCTTGTGCATCTTTTTCTAAGTATAGTTTAGACCAAGACGAGTTTAAATCCACTACAGATATACAGTGTATTTTAGTAACTTCTTGTAACAATCCATTAGTTTCTAAATCTACAATGTACTGCTTCATTATCCGCCAGTCCTAGTACTTAATCTCATAACAGGTCTATGCTTAACATATTGATGTGCCAATTTAACTTTAAACACCCCAGTTTTATAGAATGATTTAGGCTTAACATTATTAACCTGTTTAGTAACTGTTCTAGCCAGTCCTTCCTTTATCATTTTAACTAACCTATCATTCTGAAGTATTCGTATAGTCAATGTAATACTTTTTAAGTACTTAACTCTTTCATTTTGGAAATACTTTGGCATTCCTTTAACTCTTTTACGTTGATTCTTTAAATTTCTAATTGTCAAAGTCATTATATCATATCTCCCATTCTGTTATTAGCTTCTGCCATGTATTTATCAGCTTCTTCTAATTTATTTTTATACTTATCAGGCACCTTAATACACTTTCTCTTAGGTAAGTATCTACCAGTATCTAAATTATATTCTATTAAATCTGCTTCACCAATAAACCCACTAACACGATTCTTAATAACTTTTAACTGTACTTCATTAGGACTATCAGATCCTTTATTTCTATTAAGGCTTATAATAACATCACTTAGGTGTTCAATACTTCCACTTCCACGAGCACTAGATTCAGTAATATCGGCTCCTTCTCCATATGACTTCTCTTGCCTCTTAAGTTGTGTAGCAATAATAAATGTAACTTGTGTACGTTCAGCGAATGCTCTCAAGTCCGTCATGATCCTATCAATAGCTCTTCTCTCTCCTTCTCCCTGATCTTCAAGTCCTGATATTAAAATTGATATATGATCTAAGAATACTATTGTAGCCTTTTTACCAATTACAAAATACTCTAACATATTAAATAGTCTTTTAGCATCCAAGCTACCAAAATGCCTATAAAATAGCATTTTATCTTCTTTTCCATCATGTATTAATTTATCATAACTCTTTGTTCTATCAGTCTCCGATAGTAATTCTGGATTCTCGTTTAATTTGAATGTAGGAATGTTGCATTCTAACGCAAACAGAGACTTAACTGTATGTTTTAAATTTTCTTCTAAAAAGAAATTAGCTATTACTTGTTCGGGATGATGTATTCGTAAATGTCTTAAACATTCTTTCATTATTGAGGTTTTACCATTACCAGTTCCTGCATAGAATGTATATAAACGTCCTGGCAACCAGCCTCGTATCATTTCATCCATCATTGGATAAGGAGAACTAAGTCCACTGTCTTCCTTAGTGAACAATGTTGTTAAATCAATTTCACGTCCTGTAACAATACCATCTGGTCTATACTCTGCAGCATTCCATACTATAGATGTCAATTCTTTAATTTTACCAGCTACAAGCACTTCATTAGCGTCTTTACCGCTGAGATTTGCAATTCTGATTTTCCCTGGAGCAAAGAGGGCAGCAACAGCCTCAGTTGCTCGTTGACCAGCATCATCGCGATCAAAGCATAAAATGATTTGGTCAAAACCGCTGAGCCACTCAAGTTCGGCTGTAATTGTTTTAACTGCTGATTGCGCGCCATTAGGTATTGATACAACAGGCCATTTACAATCCTGACTTTCCGCGATCGATAGGGCATCAATTTCACCTTCAGTAATAATAATATTCTTTGATTTGTTATTCCACAAATGCTTACCAAATAGGGTTGCCTTATTAGGCTCTCCTTTCCATGCGAATCTTTTATCTGGGTATCTAATCTTTTGAGCTACAATTTTACCTGTAGTATCTCTGTAATTTGCAATATGGGTTGAAGCTCCATTTTCAAATCCTACCTCATAGCTGAAGAACTCACATGTACGTTGTGACAATCTACGATTAGGAATTGGCTCATAGACTCCCTTGTCTAAATCTGTTGGTGTGTCGTTAACAACTTTACGAGTTTTATTATATGAACAGTCTTCAGTGAAACACCATGTGCTTCCATTATCGAAAACTGCTCTATTATCATCACTTCCGCAGTCTTCACAAGGTTCTCTAATTACTGCCATTAAACACCTCTTAAGTAATCTTCCAATGATTGGCTCATTAAATCTTCATTGTCTTCGTAAGCTGCTTTAAGTGACTCAGCGTAACATTCCTCTTTCATGCCTCCAAACTCATCATAACGCTGAAGTTCAAACTCTTCAAGTTCATTATTGCAGCATGGGCACCTTAACACCATTAAGTATCTAAACATAGTTATTCCTTGTAGTCCAATTCGGCCGTATAATATCCAATAATTCCTCCAACTGGAACAGCTACTACAGTAGCCCATTGCCTAAATATTAATGCTAATGTGAAACTTAAAGGTATACAAATAAGTAATGCTATTAATAAGTTTCTAGTCATATCTATTTACTCGCCATAATAATGCCTATATTAGAAACTGCGTAGCTAGCAAACGCTAGTGCCATTCCTTTCTGCTCTGTGTAAAAATATATAACTGCCTGCCCAAAATATAAAACACTAACTGTTGCTAAGAGTGCATACTTCAATTTAGTCACCTCCCGTTAGTATGCACCAAACTTCCTAATTTAGCAAGTTTTATACATTAATTTATTGTTATTCAACCAGCCTCTTAATTTTACGTAGTCGTTTCATAATGTCTTCTCGTTTCAAGTACAAATCTCTTCCCTTATTGACTCCTCTAATCTCCTTAGGTGTTAGAAACTTATTTGTTACTGAATGGAACATTTCGTCAAAGAAAGGCTTTTCATGTGTAATAGAAGCATGTTGTTCGTGTCCTTTACCACTTGTTCCTCCACTATAATCGTGGAACATGAAGAACGTATTTGCCTCTATTATTAATTTATCAGCACTTAAAGCTATTAATGGTGCCATAGAATATAATGGGCCACTAACCACTGCAACTGTCTTACCTCTACAAGCTTTCATAGAATTTATAATATCAATTCCTGTGTGTACATATCCACCAAAGTTATTCAAGTAAATTATAAATCTATCATCGCTGGATGATGTTCTTAGTAAGTTAAACATTTTGCGATAGTGTTCTGCCTCACCAACTTCTTTATTTAGGTATATTGAATATACATTCTGCACATTAGGATTATTTACTATATATACTAATGAGTTACCATCGTCATTATAATCATCACAAGAGCTTGTACGTTGTGGCATGTTTATTCCTTTTTTAATGATTTTTTAACACTTTTATCCTGTTTTAAGGATTTTTTAACACTTTTAGTTAGTCTAGAAACAGTTAATTCAGCTAATTTTCTCTCTATAGCGTGAGTTTGTTTTCTAGCAACTATATTATCTTCTTGAAGCTGATCCTCGCAATTATCAATTACTAATTGTAATGCTCTCTGTGATTTATCATGTAAACTTCTTAAGTCCTGGAATAATTGTAAATTAGCTAGTAAACTAACTAATAGTCCAACAGTTAATATGGGTTGAAAATCCATCAAAACGCCCTCTTAATTATGTTATTTGTATATTATTACATATACATGTTTAAATGTCAACAGTGTATTTAACTTGTGGTTTTTCATTTTCTTTAGTCTGGCTGAAAACATACTCTACAGCTTCATATCTTGTTTTGAACTCATAATCCCTAGAGAATATACTCTCTGATAATATCATGCACTTTTTGAATGTGTGCCATAGAAGCCATGACTTATACTGGGCCACCCATTTATTAGTATTTATATCGAATTGTACTCTAAATTGTCTCATAATTCCTCTGTTTTACTATATTCGAATAATTCAGAATGTGTCCAATATTTACTATATCCTGTCGGCAAAATATACTGATATTCTGGAGTTTCTAATATATTATAAATAGTGAAATCATTCATAATATTCCTCCACCAAGTACATATAGAATTTCTTTAAATTCATTAATAATAAAGACTTAGCAACTATTTGAGCATCAACTTTACTATCACAATCGTCCAATACTAAATTCCAAGAATTACCGTAGTCTGGTGTTGATTTAACGCGCCATTTAGATGCCATATTAATCACCTAATATACGTACAGTTATCTAAGCTAACAATATACCTGTGACCTTTAGATACAAAATATAAAGCAGATCTGCCATTAGTTCCTACATATTCTACATTACGGTATTGTGTATATTTACCGTCTTTATTACATATAACAAATCCTTCAGGTATAATATTATCACATGGTATAAAAGATATTATAGTAATAATTCCTGATACTACAACAAAAATAATAGCAAATATTCTCATATTATTGTTCATCCCTATCAAACTCACCACCATTGTGACCATTTACTCCTGGATTTTCTGATATATTATCTCCTGTACATTGTGTTGCTCCTAAACCTGTGTCCCAACATGCTGAACTTGACACATGTGTTGTATTATCCTGTGTTCCCATACATGTTGTAATTCCATTTAATCTTTGACATACAAGATCATCTGCATGACATTGAAATGTTAATATGCAAAGGCTTAATAGTAAGTATTTCATAAAGTTCCCCCATTTGCAATGTAATCATGCGGAAAAGACCTTCCTACTAGTTTTCCAGTATCCAATGCTTCTACAGCGTCTTTAATATTCTGTGTATAATATTTTACATCAGAATTCTCCAATCCTCTCTTTAACTTGTAATCTCTAATAAGTTGGAAAATTAAATTAATATTCATTATTATTCCCCTATAATAGTTAAAATATCATCAATTTGTTTTTGCTCTTCTGCTAAAAACGCTTCGTCTCCTTGTTCTACGTCTTCTTCCCAATATTCTGCCAATGCTCGTTGTGCGTATGCAGCATACGCTGCTGCCATACCTGCTGCATCTGCTGCATCCGATGGATCAAAGCAGTCTGCTGCTAGTTTTGCGTATTCTGCCGACCTAAATGCTGGCGCTTCTACCGCCATTTCTGCGTTATATGGGTTTGTTACTCTTGATTCTTGTACAAATGCTCCAGCCCGATATGCTGCGTTTTTACTTACTGTAATAGATAATTTAAAACTAAGTTCAATATTAACATTATCTAAATTTTTAAGCATCCAGAAAAAATCTGAAACTGAATTACTTTTTAACAATAAAGTTAAAGAAAATCTAGTTTTATTATTATATTTAATATTATTTTTAATTAAGTAGTTTTCGAATTTCTCCTTACCATCTTGACAAGCTTGGTTATTCATAGCTTCTTGTAAGCTAAAAGTAATTCTTGGCAATTTATTTTTTAATACTTTACTCATAATTACTCCCCAGTAATATCAAATTCAGTAGCTAAACCTGATTTTTGATCTACATTAAAGTTTGAAAACTGATTAACATTATGTGTTTCAGGTATTTCTAAGTTAACATACTCCCCAGAATCGCTGAGTATTTGAATATAACTACCTTCAGCCTGTTTCTGACTATCAGCTACATCATTGTATCCCGCATAGCTGTTTAAACTGATTGTTAATAAGCTTAATAATATAATTGTTTTCATATACCACCCCCAAACGTTATTTAAAGCTTCTCAGGGACTTAAAATGACTCAACCCATGTGCTGAGTACCCTCCACTCTTAAAACCTCCCATACCGCGTGCATTTGCGTCCTGAGCCATGGTTACAACCATAGTTACAGCTAACAGTAAACTAAACAATCTAACTAATATAGTTTTCATAAATACTCCTCTAATTTCTCACTTCATATTGTCTATGTCTTAATCTAATTATAACACTGATCAAAAATTGTGCAAGTATTTATTTAAAATAAT